CCATGGTTTCTTGATGTCCATAACAATTCACACTAAATCTTTTTAATAATCCTTTTTGTTCTAAACGATTTTCTTGTTGCACTTGAAATAAATATTGAGACATACATAATATTCGATCAATATCATAGTATTCTTTATTTGAATATAAAAATGCCAAATAAAAACTCAACATAGTATCAATTGTTGCTATTTTTACTTTTTGACCTTTTATATTAAGAATATTATAACTATGACAAGCTATCGGTTTATATATAATAGCAACTGTATCCTTACCAACTTTAACCTCATAATGTTCTGGTATTACTTCTCCAACTTGTTGTCTTTTAATTATTTTGGCATTATTAATATTAATATCTTTTAAGCGTTCTTTTACTATTTGTGCTGTTGTTTCTGGATCATTTGATAGTACATCAAAGTCTGCTATTCTCTCTAATTTATGTTGAAGATTCTTCGGCATGTATTGAGAATATAATGAAATAGCGTATCCACCAAAAAATACTACACCTTGATTAACGAGTGTATTTCTAACATTATCATAAATATCTTCTTCCTGTGTTTTATTTTCCATATCTCTTTGAAACTCAACATCATTACAATTTATATTTGTAATTGGATAGTGTTTGTTTAAAAGTGCTAAACGTTTCATTACTTTTTCCCATCTACTTGTATCTCCGGCTGGTCTTGATAACTCCAAATACATTGACATTCTTAGATAATTTGGTGGTGTATATAAAATTCCACCAACTCTGATTGAATCCTTTTTAAGAGCATTATATATTGGTTTTGGTAAAAGTGTAATATCAGCAACTGGTATATAATTAACAAAAACCTTATATGTACCATGATGTTGACCTGCCTTTGCTTCTACATCTGTAAAACCTTTTTTATAATATATATCTGCTAATTCTTTTGCGTCATCTAAAGCATTTATAGTAAAAAAATCATAGTCTGGTACTTCCAATTCCTTGTTATAAAATTGATCTTCAGTTGGTAATATATTATTAATTGCGGTTCCTCCATAACAAATTAAATTTTTTTGTTTAATGAAGTCTTCTACTATTTTAATAATATTTCTGATATCTTCTGAATTTACAACACGTTTTGCTATTTTTTCTTCGGCTTTATCAACTGCCATTCTTAATATTGCTAATTCACAATCATCAAACGTTAAATCTTTACAAACATTTTTTGATTTCATACTTTCTTATATATTAATTAGAATTAATTATTAAATAAAATTGAAAAAAGTTATAGAAATAATGACAAATATAAATATATAATATGACCGAACCTCTTGATTCTTCTAGTTTATTAAAACTAAATAATGTTAATTCTTCGATTAGAAAAAAAAGAATTAATTCAGAAATAATAGAACTTAAAAATAATTATGAATTTGTTGATTTGTCATTTGATAGTGATAAGGATTTACTTATATTAAAAATAATAGATAATAATTTAAGTTCACAATTTAACACTCTATACTTTGTTTTACCTAACGAATATCCATTTAAACCTCCTAAAATTTTAATAAATGGTCAAGATTATATGAGTTTATTAAAATTAAGTAAGCCTGATAAATTAAATGCTTTAAAAACTTTGACTAAAAAATGTTGTTTATGTTGTTATACAAATATTTGTAATGATAACTGGTCTCCAGCGATAACATGTTGTAAACTTATTTCTGAAATAAATGAAAATTTAAAACTTATAAACAAAATTACCTTAAAAATAGCATTTGATAAATTAAAACTACTTTTACGCGATGACTACAAAAATATTGAAAATATAGTGCCTTTTATGAAAAAAATATTTTAAAATACATTAATTATTTTAATAATTGTAATTATAGTAATCTGTTCCTACGTTACGTGTAGAATATGAATACTCTGGTTTTTGTGGTGTTGGTTCAGGAATTGTAACAGGTATGTATCTTAGATTCTCTGGTTTTAAGGCAAAAGCGTAACCTGCTCTATCAAAAAACAAAGCATTTTCCATAAGTAAATTATCAACTAATTGATAACGCATAGCAACCATTTGGCAACCATATGCTCTACATAAAGTAGCACTTGGATTTGCTGGACTTACTCCATTATCAGGCAATACAATTGTCATACCTCTTCTATTAAATTCAGTTAATTCTTGTGTATCCGGATTATTTTTAACATTATAGTAATCATATGCTCTTACAAATACCGAATTACTAGTTAAATTAACATATTCTAGAAATTCTTTATTTTCTAAAAATGAGTTATTGATTTTGTCTACAATTAAAATAACTTTGTTTTTAAAAGTTAATAAAGGTGTACTTCCTAAATTTTTACCAGAATTTTCAAAACTGTACTCTTTTCCAAGCATTATATTGTCGTATGATTTGAAAATATCCGCCAATTTTGTATAAACATCTTGGTTGTTGCTTTTAATTCTTAAATGAATTAAAAGTGGGTCTGTAGGATTAGGAGACGTACTTTGAGCAAAAGCATAATTATTAATTGTATCCATTACACTTCCAAAACTAACAGAATTAAAAGTTTCCTTAACGTAATAATCATCTGATGTACTTGCAGCAACAACAGGTTCATTATTAACAGAGTAAATTTCGAAGTCTAAACATCTAACACCTTGCTTTAGAATTGCTTTTAAATTACAAATATTTACAAAGTCATTTTTATAACTTCCGCCTGAACAAGCATTAAAGGCTGTTTTAATATAATAATCATATAAATTGTATTTACAATCTGGGTCATTATCCGAAATAGGTATTATATTACCGTCAACAGTAGAATATAAATTATTCATATAATCACATTCTCGATTATTTAATTTACTTAGGTAAATCATGTAACCAATAAATATAATCAAAATAATAAAAATAAATGCCATTATCATATAACTCTGGAAATCTTCGTCTAAAGATTGTAATTTTGACAAATAATCTGTAGGTTGACTTGACATTAATCTAATATATTATATTATTTTTAATTTTAGAAGCAATTTAAAATAATATATAATGAAGTAATACTATAATTTAAAAAATAATGATTATATATACTAGATATGGCAGGCGGATTAATGAATCTTGTAGCAACTGGACAACAGAATGTGATTTTAAATGGTAACCCAAGTAAAACATTTTGGAAGGCTGCGTATAAAAAATATACTAATTGGGGCAAACAGAATTTCAGACTTGATTTCGATGGAACCCCTTCACTCAATTTAACAACTGAATCAACCTTTAATTTTAAAGTGAAAAGATATGCTGATCTTTTAATGGATTGTTATATTTCAATTAATTTACCTAATATTTGGAGTCCTATTTTGCCTCCTCAAACCGTTGAACAAAGTGATGGTTCTGTAGTATATACTGATTGGGCTCCATATGAGTTCCAATGGATAAAAGACATTGGTGCTCAAATTATTAGTCGTGTTACTATTACTTGTGGTAATCAAAAATTACAAGAATACTCTGGACAATATATTTTAGCTTCAGCACAAAGAGATTTTAGTGGGAGAAAAATAGAATTATTTAATGAAATGATAGGTAGTGTCCCTGACTTATATGACCCGGCAACTGCTGGTTCTCGTGTAAATGCTTATCCAAATGCTTTTTTCCAAGGAACAGGAGTAACAACACCGGATGTTACATCTAACCCAGCCGGAGCTCAACCATCTATAAATGGTAGAAATTTGATAATTCCTCTAGGAGCATGGTTTAATTTAGTTTCAACACAAGCATTTCCTTTAGTTGCACTTCAATATAACGAATTACAAATAAGTGTATCATTCAGACCTGTAAATGAATGGTTTACTATTAGAGATGTAATGGATTACACAAATAATTTTCCAGTTGTTGCTCCCAACTTTAACCAATTTTATATGCAGTTTTATAGATTTCTTCAAACACCTCCTGATCAAACACTAGGTCCCACGTCTTACATAGATACTAGAACTAATTGGAACGCAGATATTAATTTAAATTGTACTTATTGTTTTCTCTCGAATGATGAATCTGAAATATTTGCTAAAAATGAACAAAAATATATTTTCAAACAAGTGTATGAACAACCTTTTTATAATGTAACTGGTCCTAATAAGATTGATTTAGATTCAATTGGTATGGTTATTAGTTGGATGTTTTATTTTCAAAGAAGTGATGCTAATTTGCGCAATCAATGGTCTAACTATACTAATTGGCCTTACGATTATATGCCTCAGGACATAACACCTGCTTCAACTGCTGGAGACTATCCAAATCCTGCACCATCACCACCAAATCCCACAACACTTGGTCCTGGTTTGAATCCATATGGTACATTAAGTGGTCTTTACACTACTGGAGTATACAATCCACAAAATATAAAAAATATTTTGATTGCGCTTGGAATATTAATGGATGGTCA